CATCGTAGTTGTGCTGATTAGGCAGAACCAAGACAAAAATATTCTCGTGCTTTCTATAAGCTCAAACTGGTACCGTTCCGAATAGTTAAATCGAAAGGCGGTCCCTAGAATGAACAAAGCTGATAGGAAAATAATGGATCCGTTTGACACGGAAATGTTAGACATCCATTATCATGACGCAAGCCCTCCCAGCGTAGGGAGGGGCGGTCGTACATCGTGCGTATGTATGACTTGTCAACAAGAGTTGAAAGTCAAGCTTGACGGCAGTAGAGAACTGTGTCAAGTCTGTGAGCGAGTAGACTACCTTCAATCGAAGGTGGAGTATGAGATGAGACTCGATAATTTCGAGCTCCCACCCACCCTCGCTGATCGCACCGATGCTTTGCTTCGTGGTTTCGAAGTCCTGATGACTCATCATGGACTCCCTTACCATTTATTCTTAGAATTGCGAAAGCAATTAAGAATACATCTGAATAATTGTTCAGGAGAAGACGTGTGGCTGGGAAGGGTTAAATTCCTCCTGGCCTCGCCTCTCTCCATTTATCTCAAATGTGAAGCTCCTCCGAGCCCGGATGTTAAATTCCAGGTCGGGGGTCGTGTTCGAAAATGGTTGAGAAATCGCCTTTGCGTATTCAACCGTCGTAACACTCATTTATGGTTTTCCTGGTTCCAGATCAAGAGATGTGCTTTAGAGTGCAGTCCTGACTTCGTGGAACAAACCTATAATGATCATCGTGAAGCGCTTACCGGACCCGATCAGGGTGACGATTCGGCGATTGCCGCAATCTTCCGTGATAAGACGTTCCTCCGTGTTCTCGAGAAAACCGCTCGCGGTATCGAGAAGAAAATGACTAAGTTGTCCTGGTTGGACACTACCCCTTCCAAGAGTGCTTGCTATGAGCGTTCTCGAAGTAAGGGGGGGCAGCAACATGAGCTGCGTAGTCTCGCTGGTCTGCGACAGAGCGACCGCGGTACGGAGTTATATATGATGAAGGTCATCCCACACCTTAACTTCAAAAACGAAACCCTCCACCATTCTGTGGTCGAGTATCGTGTACCCTACGGGTACGAGGAGTGGGGGAGTTTGTCTCTAGTTGATCTCCCTGATCAACGGCCATCTGCCAAAGTGCAGATTGTGCTTGAACCCCTTAAGGGGCGAGTAATTAGTAAGGGTCCTGCCCTCCTATACTCTCATATGAGACCTCTCCAGAAGGCGATGCACAAAACGTTGCGTCGCATGCCTTGTTTTAAATTGATTGGCCAGACTTTGGCGCCAACAGATCTCCTTGATCTAATCTGCGATCAAAATCGTAAAGATGATGCAGGTTGGCTGTCTATAGATTATAAAGCTGCCACCGATGGGCTTTCCTGGAAGTATTCTTCTCGAATACTTTGGTGGATTACTAGATACCTAGATCCCACTATACGCGATCGTGCGTTCAGGTGCCTTGGTCCCCATGACCTCTATTACCCCGATTCTGAGGGCATAGGACTCGATCTGAGTCATTTCGGCGGAACTCAAGTTTCCGGTCAATTGATGGGCTCCATTTTGAGCTTCCCGGTTCTCTGCTTAGCGAACCTGGGTGTATATCTTAGTAACATGTCTGATGTTCAGCGTTACTGGGGCGATCGTTTGCGCCTTCGAACCGTTTTGATAAACGGCGATGATATGCTCTATGTGGGCTCTAAAGCCGACTACACTCGCCACGCGGCCCTCTCTGGGTCCGTGGGTCTTAAAATGAGTGTTGGTAAGGCTTATTGGCACCAGGTCTACGCAAATATAAACTCTCAGAGTTTCCACCATAATATTCGGGTGGTTGGCGCGACCCCTTGGAACATTCCCTTTTTAAATACGGGGTTGTTCTTCGGTGCTCACAAGGTTCAAAGTTCCGAGAAGGCAGATGCCTCTCTAGGCGGAACTCTCCTCTCTAATCTCAATCTTATTTTAGCTGGGACCCTCCCGGGTCGCCAGTCCGGCATATGTAGCCGTTTCATAGCTCTTCATGAGCATGAGATCAAACAAGAGACTCTCTTCCAGGTAAGCTTTTTGGATGCTTTCAACCTGAAGGAAGGGATTAGAAATACCCGTAACATCTTCCTGCCGCTCGCTCTGGGCGGTATGGGAGTTGATGCTCCGCTAGATTTTCGCTTTAAGGTAATTCCTTTACAGAAGCGTCTAGCTTCACTTTACGTTGACCGGTATCCTAACCTGGCCATCGTTGGACAGCTTCCTCATCCTGAGGGGTACGTAGTACCTAAGCTTGAAAGTGATATTAATGAACCGTGGTTTAAGCGCAAGGCGCCCCACTCCCTCGATCTTCCAATATATATGGGTATAGGGAACGTTCATTGTTTGAGCATGAAGAAGATAAGGTTCCTCTCGGCTGGTTTTGAGCGCTTTGCCACCAGTCCGGGGGAGATGATTGTGTAGAACACAGCATCGATCTGTCCTTACTTTAAGTTGTTCGTCCTCGGAAGACTCTAAACTCATCGCGACGCGCGGCGTCGAATCTAGGTATTCTGAACCTAGCTCCACAGAACCAGAGTAATTTCCTTCGGGTTTTGAAATGTGGGTGGATGTGTCCTGGAACGACGCTAAACTTATCCATGGGGTCACTATAATTAAATAGCCCAAAACGGTGGATCCTCTTAATTGAGGAGACCTTAATAGTTCCGTACTAAATCAGCGTAAGAGCTGTCGGTCAACTATATATGGCAGGCGCTCTACGGTGAGACTAATCATCTCAACGTAGGGTTGGAGAGCGTAATGGCTCGCACCTGGGTGGTTATGGCGCGTCCTAGTGGACCAACGGGCATAACCTTGAAGTATATTGTTTTTAAAATCCTATCTGTTGCCAGGGAGCAACAGCAGTTAAATCTCTCACTGTAAATGTCGAGAGACTACACGGGTTAGCCGAAACTGTTAGCAGTTAATCGGTTTGTAGTGATGTATAGTCCGCGTTCGTTTATCGCGTATCCCATACAATGAACAACAATAATAATAGACAACGCTCTGGACCCAGTAAATCTGGTCGAGCATCTCTCACCGCTAAGCGCGGGAGGAGGGGAGGACAACCCCGTAAAAGTTCTGGTAACCGGTTAGCGCAGAGCCCCTTAAGGTCTGCCTACCGTTCTCCATTTCGTGCCCCGACTGCTCCGTCGGTCGGCATCTCCAACAATCTGCCCGCAATTGCGGGGTCGGCCTATGCGACGGGACAGGAAACTACTGCTCCCCAGATTTTCGCTACACGCGATAGTTCACGGATAATTCATCGCGAACTTGTTGGTAATATAGTCGGAAGTGTAAACTTCGCGGTTCCACAGAGTCTTTCTCTGAACCCGGGTTTATCTGCAACCTTTCCTTGGTTGGCTTCACAAGCGCAGGCTTGGGAGCAATACCGCTTCAACAAGCTGGAATTCAAATATTACACTCGAACGGGGTCGCAAACCCCTGGATCAATTATGTTGATCCCCGATTATGATGCCGCGGATGCCTCTCCAGGCTCCGAGCAGATTGCCTCTACTTATGAGGATGTTACGGAAGATGCTCCATGGAAGGATCAGTGTTGCACACTTAGACCTCGTGCAATGCACCCCATGGGCCCCAAGAAATTCGTTCGTAACGGGCCACTTGCGGCTAATTTAGATATCAAGACGTATGACGCTGGTAATCTATTTGTAGGAACCACCGATGGTACTGCCATCGCGTGGGGTAAGCTCTGGGTGGAGTACGATGTTTCGCTCTACACACCCCAGTTACCTCCTACCGGAGTTCTTGTTGCATCACAGCATATCACTGGTGCAACCCCAACGACTACTCAGCTCTTGAGTGCGTTGCCTGTGAACTCGGCGGGCTCTTCTGCCATCGCCAACACCGCATTAAATGTAGTCACCTTCCTGGCGGCTGGAGATTACTTGATCGAGTATCTCGCCACTGGGACCACTATAACACAGACTGGTGCCCCAGCTGTGTCCGCCTCAGGTTCGTTCATTACAACCTTTGGTCTGGCCGGAACCGGACTATCTGTAGTCGGTTCCGGTGGTGCGGAGATAAGCCAATCCGTCGCTCTTCGCGCTGTGGTTGGCACTACCGTGACGTTTAACAATACCGTCGTGGCAGGACTTTTGTCTGAGATGATCATATCTCAGCTTCCTCCTAATCTTGTCTAAGGACAGATGAAGGCCTTTCCCTCTTGGGGGAGAAACGCTAGGGCTCCTCTTCGTAAACTTAACGAACGAGCCCCCGACACTTGGTAATCCTGGACTCCTCAGAGTCCTCCTGCGCAGCTGGCGAACCTGGCTGAGCAGGGGGGTCCTTTGAGCCTCCGGGGAGAATCCCAAGTGAATCTACAAAGGTAGAGTCGGAAATTAGTTTCCCTAACCCTCCAATGGATAAATGTAGGATAATGGACCTACCGTAGCCTATAGCTACCCTTGATGCTTATCAAGGGGTGAGTTGAACACTAGCATGTTATCATGCAG